ACAAAAAAACGACCTGATTTTTCGAAGCTTCGGAAAGGAAATTGCATTTATTTAGAAGCATTTAAATCTACGTACGACAGGATATGTTTTGTGATTTCCGTTGATTCAATAGGTTTAATAACTTCCCATTACAAAGATTTATCTGGGTTAAATACATACAATCCACCTGAATCAATAAAAAAAATCACCCGCATAAACCTTGAAGAAAAGACTTTTGAGGAGATTTAATATGAAGTGTTATAGAAAAAATCCATTCAAATATGAGTCAAATCAAAATCCGGTTTGTCCTTATTGCGACGAAATATACAATGCTTGGGAAGACAAAAATAACTATAACCTTTTATCGGATGGAAAACACACTATAAATTGTATGGGATGCAATAAAAAATATATTATTGAAACAGAGGAATTTAAAGACTATTCATTTTCAACCGAAATGAAGGATATTTAATATGAAAATTTATACAGATTTATTTTTGAGATTAGATAAAACAATAACTGAATTAAATAAAAAAATAACTACGCTAGAATTAAAGTACAGTGAATCAAAAAAAGAAATCACCGACACAGAGAGATTGGATTTTATTGAAAAACACGGATTTTCATTTGATCGAACGCTTCCATGTAAACCATTAAGAGAAGCTATTGACGCCGCAATGAGGAAGAAGGATGAGTAAAATTATATGTTACTTTAAAGGTCACAATTTTAGATTATTTTCATTTTCCGGAAAATGCTACATATGCGGAAAACTTATAAGCGTTCATGATAAGGAATGGGAAAAAGTCAATGGAGAGTAAACAAATTACTGATACCGAAAGATTAGATTATATGATAAATAATCCTAAAATTGATATCCTTGCTCCATTTTATGGTAAAGAGGAATTTGGGTATTTAATTATTAATAGAGATCATAAAGTAAAAGGACGTGGAAAAACACAGCGGGACGCAATAGATGATGCCATTGGAAGAAAATATGAAGTATAAAGAAACGTGTATGTGGAAATATGAAAAATATTCTGATAACGATCATCATACCTATGATACTTCTTGCAAAAATTCATTTCAGTTGATTTATGGGAATTTTAAATGTAACGATTATTTTTATTGTCCTAACTGCGGAAAACGAATTGAGGAGATAGAATAGTGAGTGAAATATCAAACGAACAAATTATTTATAGATGCCAAGAAATAGTAGATCATTTTGTAAAAAATGAATCAGTACAAAGAGAAAAACATATTGAAAAAATTATGAAATCAATTGAGCCATTAACAAAACAAAAAAATATTGTTGATTATAAAATATTATTTTCTCACGAAGAACAACCTATGGAAATAATTAAAGATTTAGAAAAACAAATAAAAGACCATTGTATTAAGGGATGGAGAGGTGTCGGAAATCCCTCGTTTCGTTATTTTCCGATTCAAGCAATGGTAAAGTACGAGGATGATAAATGAACAAAATCGCATTCTGTTTTTATCTTTTACTTGGTACATTATTTTCAATAATACATTTCCCTTTATACGCAATTTTTTCATCACTTATTGCCATAGCATTTTCTATATTTTCGCTTTCTGATGTTTTGAAAAACAAAGACCATGAAGATAGGAGAGAGATATGAATAACTGGATTAATTTAATCGATAAAATTCCTGATAATGAGAAATTAATCCTGGTTTTCATTCCTTCTAACCGAGAAGACGAAATGATTTTTTCTTGTAAATTTATTCGTTCTATTTATAAAGAACATTCAGCCATCCCAATTCCGTATTATGCTTGCTCATGCGGAAATTCATCCGAACAATTTTTTGCTTTTAAAGAATTTGTATGGTGGCTTCCATTACCTAATCCGCCAGAGATTAAATCATGATAGACAAACAAGACATTTTAGATTTACTTTTTATGATTAGAGATAAATCAGATGAGAATGCAACTGTAGAGAGACTCATTCAAGGAATTGTATCGGGAATATTTGACATCTCTTCAATTGAAGAGCTCAAGAAGAAAAAAGAGTTTATCTCTTCCCTGCAATAACATCATCCTTCTTCTGAGAGCTGAAAGATGTTCCCCAATAATAACCATCCTTTTCGCCTATTGAAGATTTAAGCAAGTATCCTACTATCATACTTAATATTGAGAGAACACCAGTTTCTATGGGCTTGTCATAAAACATTGACCCTATTAGCGATGCCACGCATAAGAACAAAAGACATATCTCAGAATTTACTAGCCTCATCTTTATTACATTATCTACCGGGCTTGCGTTTACATTCACGCTATTACTTTGTGCGCCCTGTTGGCTTTTGAGAGTTAAAGAATCAATAGTTTCTTCATGACGATTTTTCTCTTTAATCATTTCAAAGATGCTGATCTTTTCTTGTGCCTTTTCGGGATTGTTTTTGATGTAATCCATTATGCTCTCAGGCTTCTCCTCAACCCCGAAGAGATTAGCAATTATAGTTCCCGCACCAATAGCCACCCCAACAGGAGATGAAAGCGTAGTGGCGACCAGAGGGGCGTATTTTGAAATAGTTGATGATATGTCTGACCATTCCATTATTTTACCCCATTATGAGAAAAGCTGTAATGATTGTAGTCTTTTCGTGTGAAACGACCCCCCCATGCGCATAAGGGATCTAATGATTCCCAAAGATGACCTAGGTTTGAAAGATGTGGGATTGTCCATGCGTCTTCACCATTAAGGTATTTCCCTTGATAAAATACATTCAAGTCTGCCGCAAGCTTTAAAAGATGCAATGAGTTTTTTATACCACTACCATTCTGAGCATTGCGCATCGCTTCCGACGGTGTTCTCAAAAATTCGCCGGCGGTAAGTTGATATCCTGCTTTCGTTGCTTTTTGAATAAAATCACAAATTGTTAATAAAAACTTTGCCTGTTCTTCGACCATGTAATATCACCTTTTAAAATATTTTCTCAACAAAATGTTTTACAATTTCTTGTATTTCAATACCCTTTATTGATTCTATTAAAATCAAAAGAAGAGATACATAAACCCAATTTATTGGTTTTTCAAAAAGATCCTTTATAAATTGAAACATTGACTTCTGTTTTTCATTTTCACTTTTAAGTTTTCTTATTTCTTCCGATGTTGACTTTGCATTTTCAACTAATCTCAAAAGATCTTTATCATGTTGAGATAAAACATGCGTCTGAATAGCTATTTCTTGTTTCATTTCATGTGTCCTTTCGCGAATAATTTTATTGCTTTCAAAAAGTTGTTCTATGTAATGAGAATGCAACTCAAGGTTGTCTTTTATTGTCACGGTAAATTTCCCAAAATTTTAATTTAAACAATATATGTTATTGATCCGCCACTTATTCCACAGCAAGCATTTGCAAAATTTCCCCCAAAAAATCCAGTACCTATCTGAATATTTCCTAATGGCCCAAAACTAAGGCTACCTTGTCCAAAATCCGTAAATGATGCGCCATTAATTACTGTTTGTTGCCAAACAAGAGGATTTCCGGATGGGAAAGATGGCAGATAAATATTAGGGACTAGATCAGCAGTAAATAAAAAATTTGATGTATTTGTTGTACTTTTTTGGATTCCGTCCCACTGCATAGTGACAAGATTTCCTTCTCTCGCAAAACTGACGGGGAAATCAAATGTAGGTGTAACAGAACCCGTCATTTGAAATATAATAGTGGGAGCAGCCATTTTTTATTCCTCGTTTATGCAAATTGCCAAGTAATTTCACCAAATGGAACGCCACAAAAAGCATTTGAGAATGGAACATTAGCAGCAGGAGTAATAGTTATAAATAACCCGCCAGCTCCATTGCTAAATGCTATCGCACCAACATCTGCACTCGCACTTGTAGAGCCATCAATTATCCGTATTGGTTTCGTGAATCCACTAAGAGCGGATGTGCCAAATCTTGCAGGAATATTATTTGATGTAGGAGACGAAGTTATTGTTGATGATACCGTTCTTGCTACTCCTGATGACATTCCTACCCATTGCATAGTAACAAGATTTCCCAGTCTATAAAAAGTTACAGGAAATGATACAGGAGAAGCCCAAGGGCCAGACAATGACATTGTTACGGTTACAGCACCTTCGTAATAATTTAATGTTGCAGGAGAATAACTTGCTGTAGCATTTCCAAACTGTATTCCTCCTCCAGATTGAGTAACAACAGTTTTGTTTCCTTTTATTCTAAATAATTCTTGTCTGGTGGTAGTTGTTAATCCCGCATAAAAAACATGATCGCTTGCGACGGCATCAACTGTATACTCCTGTGCGCCACCCGCCACACCAAAACCATAATATTGAAAAGCATTTGTGGTCGCTGAATATAAAACAACTTTTCTTGATGAGGTAGTTACACCAAGATTTATTTCTGACCCTCCCACTAAACTCAATACTTTATTTGTATCATTCCATGTGATATTTGAGTTTCCTATCAAGTTTCCAGAAGAATCACCAAAACCAATTTGAGTGTTTCCAATCGTTAAACTTCCGCTCAATCCAAGCAATGTTTGCGCTGCCGATACCGATATATCCGCAGCATTTGCTGTAGAACCGGTATTATTTGCTTTAAATGTAAGCGCCCCCATTTGAGAAAGATTTGAATTAGCAACAGTATTTGCTGCTATTTTTGCACCTGTAATTGTTGCGTTTGTAATATCGGCGTTTACAATTAAACTGGTTGATAAAACACCAGCAGATGAATTATGCACAATTCCTGTTGTACTTAGTCCTGATATTTTAGCGCCACCTATAACGGATAATGTTGATCCATCCCACGTCAAGGACGCACTACCTACCAAATTGCTAGATACGTCTCCAAAACCTATTTGAGTCGGAGCTACGGACACAGATGCAACTATACCTAACATTGTTTTAGCTTGAGTAATTGTTAAATCAACAGGATTACCCAAAGATAAAGTATTATTTCCCTTAAAAGTATTGGAAGCCATTTGAGCTAATTTTGCGTTTGTTATTGAATTTGCCGGTATAGATGTTGCTGACTGAGTTCCTGTTACATCTCCCGATAATGCGCCGCTAAAATTTGTCGCGGTTCCAGAAAGAGTTGCCGTTATAGTTCCTGCTGCAAAATTACCGCTTCCGTCTCGTAAAACTATTGTTGAAGGTGTATTTGAAGCTGTTGCAGTAGTTGCAGAGTTAGAAACTTTTCCAGCGGTTGATATAGTTGCAAGTTTTGTATCTACAATTGCCGCCGCAGAATCAACATCGGCGTTTACAATTAAACCCGTAGAAAATAATCCACCAACAGAATTATGAACTATTCCAACAGTTGTAAAAGTTGTTTCAGTAATTGAAGTTGCGCTAATATCTAACGGAATTATGTTGCCAATAGATGTCCCGTTAATAGTTCCTCCAATGATATCAACCGCATTGGCATTTTGATCTGCCATTGTACCGTATGCAAGCTCTGTTTTAACCTGCGATACGGTTAAATCAACTGCATTTGCTGTAGAACCCGCATTATTACCTTTAATTGTATTCGCGGCCATTTGAGCTGATTTTGCATTAGTAACAACATTTGTTCCTATAACGTTTGCACCTAGAGCTCCCGTTACATCTCCTGCTAACGTAATTGTTGATACCACGTATGCGGCATCACCACTTCTTGTATATTTTTTATCGGTTCCAGTGGGAGCCATAGATGAATCAGTAGTATCTACTGCTACATAAAGATCGGTTGCTTTTGGTGTTCCCGCCGCCAATCCAGAAATTTTTGTATCAGCCATAAAATACCCCCTTATAAAATATATAAATTAATTAACCTTCAAGTAAAATAAAGCTGTCATCTTCTAATAAAATTGAGTCTCCATCTTCTAATAATAAATGACTATCAGAAGGAGGAATAACCGACGAATCATTTGTGGGGAAATAAAAAAATCTTCCCGCTCTTTGGCTAAAGTGCATAATATTTATCCTCTACGTGTAGCATAAAAACTTACTTGGTATACGTTTATTACTGAACAATAAAGAGAAACTGTACTTCCAGGAACTACAAATCTTGATACTGGATTAAGTTCTGATGTTGATGACTCCATTGGAACTGCGGGAGCTGTTGCTGTATTTGTAAGATCAACCCAGTAGTCTCCACCACCACCAAAAGAAAAATAAGCTGTATCCACATTCTGTGGAACAGTTATATTTACTGCAACACCCGCTCCTGAAGCTCCTCTTATAATATTTTGAGCAACTCCTATTGCATCACAAACAACACCGTTTATATCTGTTCCAATAAGTAATTTTGTTGACATTTTTTAACCCTCAATATTTAATAAGATAGTGTACATACATGTTTTCTGGACGTGATTCCGTAGACCCTTGCGGTGTCATTGACGGAACTATTCCCAACCCACTAGGATTATCTGGAAAAGGAGTGCCGAGAACCGCCTGTGGAGTAAGAGGAGCCCCAAAAATATCAAATGCCCATGAGTTTACTGTTCCTCCACTTACCTCATAAAGAATATGTGAATGTGAAATATTGTCACTAAACTCTAATGTTCCTATAAGACCACCATATACAACACTATTTGATGCGTATCTATTAGCGGAACCCAAATCAAATGTTCCACTTCCCTCGTAACCTTTAAGAAATAATCCTCTCAAATCTGGCGTAGCAAAATATCTTGTATTTAATGATGTAGCAATTTTTGATGTTACTTGATCTTTTGTATCAGACGTCAAAATATTTGCTTCAATTCCTATTTTTCCAGATATTAAAGGATCCGTTCCGCCACCACTTTTATTAATCCACAAATAATATGCTTGTGAAGATGTAGAAAAATTAAAGTATGAAGACTGCGGAATGGCAGATGCTGCCAATGCTATAATTGATGAAATCTGCTGCCCATTAATAGATAAAGCGGTTTTTCTGGTTATATCTTCAACGCTTTCTGTAGTTAAAACATCAATCTCTATAGGAATTGTTCCCGGTACAGAAGGAATTGTTCCAGCTCCATTTACTTTATACCAAACTAAATATACAAATCCTGGTGTATTAAAAGTAAAATATCCGCCAGGACTAATACCAGTTATTGAAAGACTTATAATAGATCGAGAATCTGTTCCATTTACTAATATTTTAAAATTTCCAAGAAATCCGCTCCCAGCTCCTGGACTTCCAATCATTCCAACATTATTTGATCTAATATATAAAATTAAATCTCCAACATACGAAAAAGCATCTATATTTGTTTGACCTACATGCGAGGTTCCAAAAGTAAATCCTGTCGGATTTGCTCCATCAGTTGGCGCTGATGTTGCTCCGGCCATATTTGTTGACATTATTAAATTAAGAGTTGCCTCTATTGATGTCGTGACAAAATCTGCACCAGTTCCAAATGTTGGAAGTAACATTGGCAAAGGAACAAATGGATTTGTTAATGGAAGAATAATTTTTAGCGCTAATCTTGAATAAGGTATTCCATCTGTAGAATACAGATTCTTATCATATCGAGAGCCATCGCAAGATAAAAATCCGAAAGGAATAGGCGTCGTAACATAAGGAAAAATCATTCCTACTTGAGAACTATCAAATCTCAATCCTGTTTTAGTTAAAATCAACGGAAGACCAATGTCGCTTCCATCTGTAGCGGGAGAATTCATGTCATCAAACATTGATTCATATAAAAATTGTCTTGTTGTAGTGTCATTAAAAGTTGGTAATAAAACATTTCCGGGAGTCAATAAAGCATCTGTAAATTCAACATCAAATAATTCATTTGATGGAAATCTTAATGCAAGTTGAACATAGTCATCATTGAGTTGTCCTATAATTTTCCCTGTATTTGCTCCGAAAGAAAATCCAAAATAAAAAGGAGTAAATGTTGATGTCAATGTAAAAGTTACTAGATTTGTTTCAGTTGTTGCATCTCCGCCAGTTCCAAAGTTTTTAATAACAATAAGATCGACATTAATGTTTCCGCTAGAAACTACCTTTCCCGTTATACCAAACGTAAACATATCTGTATCAGATGAAAATTTATTTACATCATCAAACTTTACTCTCAAATCTTTAAATGTATCTCCGGCATTTGGTGCTTGACATGATATTTCGATGGCATATCGCGGACTTTTTAAAGGATTTGTTACAAATGATCCTATTCTTTGAAATATTACAAAATCTCTTGCGACAGATGCTATCGGACGTTCAAATGTCCATCCGCCAAACGCAACATTTGTAATAGGATCGCGAACCTGTCCAACTTCCAATGTACTTGTTGCAGGAATATCTGTATGTAACCTAAATTGTCCATCAGGTATGTAATTTATATCTACTGGATTGGTTATCGTGCCGCCCGCAACAAAGAAATTTGGAAAACCTTCTCGTGAGAATTGAAATACATCATCTGAACTGAAAAATTGAGCAAAATATAACTGAACTTCTCCGTTTTCATCCAATGGATATCCATAAATAACTTGGTCAAATGCTCCCTGTAAATTCATATTTACACGCCAGCTTCCATCTGTATCTAAAAAACCGATTTGTGTATAAGTATAATTTGGAGGTGAACCAGTTAGTTGATAGACTGGCTTTCCTACGGTTCTTTCAGTATCAACAAAAAATTTAACGTATCCATTGCTTAAAAATGTTAACAAATCCTTATCTGTAAAAACTTCCCACAAAGGAGTTAATGGTACATAGTTTGGATTAAGAGCCATTTTGTTGAACCCCGCTATTGTTTAGATGGTTTGCCAATATCGCTGTACGGGCAGAAGGATATGAACGACTTAAAAGATTTGAAATGGCAGAGCTAATATTATCTATAGGTAATCTTCTACCTATATAATTCATGAATGGGGATGCGACAGAACCAGCTCCTAATCCCAATAAAGCTCCAGCCGTAGCGCTTTCATGTGCGCCCATCAACCCCCCAGACAAAGCAGCCGTTCCTACTTGTAAACCATTTCGTGCTTTTATCCGGTTTTCGAGTTCGCCTACTTGAGAAGCTAATTCAGGTGAAACATGTGAACCCAATCCTTGTTGTTGTAAATTTTGATAAGAGTTTAAAAGTCCTTGCGCGCTTTTGTTTGGAACAGTTTGCCCAAGTTTTGTATAAAGAATTTTATCTATGGTTCCGTTTGGCAAATCCCCTAATACTTTTTCCATATCTTCATCGGGTGAAGCAAAAATATTTGATAAAGCATTTGGCTTAACGTTTGTAATATCTCCCGTAGCCATTTTGTAAATTTTTGGGTTTGTTTTGTATGGGACTACATTCTGTAGATAGGAATCTGATGCGTTTTTATATTGTTGCGCGAGTTCTGGGCTTTGAGCAGATAGAAAATTATCCATATCTGTTTTTAATGCGCCCCTAGCATTATTCAATGAATTTTGGGCGTTCAATGTTCCAATGGTCGGTGGGGCAGATTTACTATCCAATTGACGACTTACCGCACCTAGTTCACTTTGAAGCTGATGGGCATTTGAAAATGTAGGATCATTAATAAAAGTATTGTGCATATCCTTTAATGTATCAGTGTAATTATCTGTAATGTTTTGAGGTAAATTAGGGTATGATCCCTCTAAAAATGAAGAGGGATTTTGTTTTCCTTTCGCCACGATTGTTGATATAGAAATATTAGGAGATGGTTTTGAAGGTGCGGATTTCATTAAAGAAGAAACAGTATTTGATCCTGTTTTATCTTCCCATGCGGGATTATTTCCATAGTCAACAGGTTTATATGCTGCTGAAACTGAAGACATAGGAGGATAATTGTCATAATCAGTTTTAACGGGTGTATATGATTTTGATACTATTCCTGTATTTGTTGGCGCAACGGACGGAATTCCATAAACGCTCTTTACTGGGGCATAAATAGAACCACTAGGAACAGAATCACGGACAGAATTGTAAAGAATGTTAGCATTTTGTTTCTGCTCATCGTATGAACTTTTAACGTTCGATATTACAGATTTTGTCGCATCTTCAAGAGTTTGTCCACCGCTAAGATTTTGAATAATGTTTTGCGCATAACGTTGTGGCATGAAATATTGAGCGCCTTGCACAAGTTTTCCGGCTGCTCCAGGAATTGCATCCGCCGCTAAGGACGCCGCCGCGCCCGTCTCTGCTTGCTGAGAATTATTTGTGGGCGCAGTTACTCCGCTGTATGCTGCATTACCAATAGCTCTGCGCGCAACTCCTTGCGCGCCTTCCTCGCCGGCAGATTTTGCTATCTGTCCTGCTATGCCAGGCAATGATTCTGCTGCTAATCTCGCCGTGTCAAATGCACCTCCCCCGGCCATATATCCTCCGATGTTACCGGCAATATTTCCTAAATTGTAGGCAGTTGGATTAGAGCCACTTGAGTTATTAACTGGTTGGATAGGCGTATAATTAGGTTGTTTAGGCAAATCCATTCCACCAATCATATTTGATGCGTTTTGAATTTGTCCCTGCGAAGGAGATGATCGAACAAAATTCTCAACACTTGAAAGTGTATTTCTTAGTGCGTCACCTGCTCCCACGGCGGCTTGTCCAAGAGAATTATTTAAAAAAGAATTACCTTTCTGTTGGGAATCTGGAATAAATCCAAAACTATTTCCTGAGGACACAGGTGTCGCATCTGGAATAAACCCGAAATTATTCGAAACTGCCATTATTGTGCGCTCCTATATCCAGATTTAAGAGCAGCCGATAAGTTTGAGGCAGGAATTGAACCAGTTCTTCCGCTTGGATCAATGACGCGCACCATTCCGCTTGGTTGAGGTGCGGTATTAACAGGAGGTTGAGCGCCAGTCATAGTTGCATTACTCATTGGTTGACCACCGTTGTTTAAATTACCAACGGAACCGGCAAGTCCGACTTTATTAGCAGCATTTGCGCCCTGATTAATCCACTGATCAACATAGTTTTGAGCAGATGAATAAACCTTCGGACTTACAAGACCTTGAAAAGATTTAATGTTTCCCATTGATTGATTATTAACTTCTCTGATCGCTTCAATTCCAATGTTTCCTCCCATCGCCTTTAATCTGAGAGATGACATTTCTGGCTGTAACGCGCGCGCCGCTAAAAATCTGGATTGCTGGTCAGGGTTATCATTCTGAATTGCACTGGATATTTGAGAGGGAGAATATCCTGCAAACTGGCGCGCATACGGCGCAATGGAATTTGTTATGTTTGGCATAATTGAATTTATTTCATTCAATGCCTGATCGCGTCTTTGAATAAGTTGCACAGTTTGAGGCGTAGCGGCATACAAAGGTGTTGGCAAATTATTTGGGTCAAGACCTCTTTGTGTCGCAACAGAAGATATTGTTTGACCATTATTAAGCATTGATGCTGCTTGCATAGGATCAACTCCCATCCCAGCAACCTGCGCAATTGCGTATGACTTTTCAGGAGGAGGCAAACTTTGAAAATTATATCCAGACGCTCTTGATTGATAATAATTTCCTTGAGCTATTTTTTCTTGAATCGGAGCCATCATTCCTTGAACAAGCAAACTAGATAATGCCTGCTGGCTTGGCAATCCTCCTGGCGTTGATCCCGCCGCAGGATTTTGCGCGTTTCCGTAAGTATTTGGAGGTAATAAAGGCCCATTTGCAGATTGTGATTGCCCCATATTTCCTGCCGACGGCATTCCGGGAATTTGCCCCTGATTTCCATTAACGAAACCTTGATTTTGAGTTGGCGTAGAAGCCTGATTTTGACCGTATTCTTGAGGCATTAGTTTTTTTAATAATGAAATTGCACCTATTTGTCCCGGAAGCCCAGGCAACATTAATTCTGGATTTTGTAATTGAAATTGATTTTTTCCTGACTCAGTACCCAAATATCCTGCTTGTGCCTGCGCTTCTGGAATTTGTCCACTTAAAAGATATTGCGTTGCTGCATTAAGATTTGGTGTTTTTGCCTGATTATATGCCAACTGTGCAGCACTCATTTGTGGCGCAACATTAGCTTGTGCTTGCGATATTTGGTTTGATAATTGTTGTTTTCTGAGGGCAGCTTGCATATCAGGCTGTAAATACTGATTTTGCATACTTTGCTGATAAAGCTGATTTGACTGACCAATGCCAGTCATTACCGGGCTGATTTGATCAGGCGTTAACATTGGAAACATTTGTACTGGTAACATAGTTATTCTCCTAAAATAGCATCATCGCGAGTTCAGCAAGTCCTGCCATTTCGCCCATATTCATTCCGCTTGAGCTGCCACCACTTGATCCTGATGAACCAGATGATCCTGCTGATTGGCCACTACTTCCCCCTGACCCTCCTGAGCCACCAAACATAGAGCCAAGGGAACTAAAAATGCTTCCGCCTCCTCCGCCTCCACCACCCCCGGATGTTCCGCCACCGCCCCCTGCAGTGCTAAATCCATTTCCGCCGCGCATAGAATCTCCAGGATTAAATATGTCGTTTATGCCACCCCACATTTGACCGTATGCTTGACCTTTTCGTTGATTGTTATATTGCGTGTCTGAGAATCTTAGGTTTCCTTGGTTCATGTAAGCAGCACCAAGATTATTTGCAAGACTATTTGCAGAACTTGCGCCGGTGTTATAAAGATCAGAGCCAACCATTGCTCCCAGACCTTCTGTCTTTTGCAAACCTTCAATTCCTTGCCCATAAAGTTGCTGAGAATGATTTAAATAATTGTAATAATCCTGATTTGCCAACTGATTTGTAGTTGTAGCAATATTTTGTTGCTCTTCAGGACTTCCGGCCATTCCACCTGCCGCAGAGGCTCTATTTGCTGCATTTAATGCTTGACTTGTTTGGAAGCTATATCCAGGAGACTCTTTAAATCCAGCGCCCAAACGATTAATCAATCCACTTGGATTGTTTGTCATTTGGCTATATTGATTCATTAACTCGCCGCCAGCAGAATTACCTCTTCCCATATATTGCTGAAGCTGAGGCAATGCAGACTTTCCACCGTTTATCCATGGAGAATATTCTTGATTTAACATTCCTGGAATTTTGTCGTAATAAGGCATTGCAGAACTATATGGGTCATTAGTTCCATACAAGTTATACAATCCGCTCATAATTGAGCCAATACCGCTTTCCATTGTCATAGTTTCACCTCAACTTGTAGTAATGGTTTTAAAAACACCATTCACTGAAATTTTTGGAACTTTCAAATCACTGTCATAAATCAATGTAGGTGTTTTTAAATTTGCTTCTATACTTGAAATATTACTTGTTGATTGTGCAGGGATTGATGTTCCTTCCTGGGATACGTTTATCTGTAATTCATTTGTGAGTTGATTAAAATATTTATACCAATCTGGATGCACTTGACCTGACGATAAAGTTATTGGTATAGACATGTGAGGTAAATTAGGTATATTCATTGATATATACTCCCTTGCGCTTTTATTACGCACAATCTATTTATTCCCCAAAAAGCAAATTTTAGAGTAGCATCATTAAATGATCCCAATCTCCAAAAATTGCAAATATTTGCTCTTTTGCCGTATGGATTTAGATATTTTGGCGCTACATGGCAGTAATGTTCTCCACCATCAGATGACGTTGATAAATCTATCCTAGGCTGAGACGCTGGCAATAATAATAAATCTTCATCATTTTCATGCTCTAATATTCCTTGTTCCATTGTTAACGATATATTTCTTATAACAAATCTATCTCCAGACGGAATTCTTATATTACTTAGAATTCTAAATCTAGGCATTTCATGTCCATTTAATGTATTAATCGTAGATGACATTTTATAAATATTTCCATCGATAAGGCTTACGAAATAATATTCTCCATTAAAGAAAGTCACTCGTCTTGCAATATGGTGGTTCATTCTATGATCAACTAGTGTAAAAAACATCTGGGTATTAAAGTCAAATGCGTAAGACACGTTATCTTCAATAAATGTAATTACATAAAAAATATGTCCAGCTTCTCTAAATAAAAAACCAACTGAATTGTTTGGATTTTTCATCTTAGATAAAACAAAATCTATTCCGTCATTTGATAATCTTTTGCCTTGAGCGCCCATCGTGTACATTATTGATACGCCAGTCTTTTCATTTGAGCCAAGCCAAACCAATAAACCAAATCCAGATGCAATTGTTGCTGGATTCACGCAACCATAATCTATGCTAAATGAATTTGATCTCTGATAAGGAAATAACGTATAACCAATATCCTGCCAAGGTTCTGCGACAGTATCTCCGAAAACAAATAATTGACGATCTAGGGCAACCGGAGCTGTGCACAATGTTGCTTTTGTTTGAAGTTCTCCTACATGTGAAGCGTCATCTGGCCATGATAATCCGTTGTTATTATCAGATAATCTAAATTTATTTGATAATCCATCAGATGCGATAAAATATGTATCTTGGAATGTTATGTACTTTGGTTGAAAGTTAACGGAAATTCTTTTAAAACTGCTTTCAATATAATTGAATACGTATACATTAACACCGTCTACTATAGCAATTTGATTTCCGACATTTTCTGCTATATAAACGGGGCCTGATGTTGTATCAAGTTTTCCTATAAGAGTAGGATTTAACCCTGTATCTATAATATAAACTTTATCATCAACAACTGATAACATGTGATTGTATTTTGTGCTTGTAAATATATCTCTTCCATTTGTCGCGCCAACTGAAATTACTTGTGAATATCCCAAAAAGCTTACAAGTGCGCCATCAGTTACAATCATGTTTATTGTTTCAGCGGATGAAATCTTTTTATATCTTCCAAATGTATTTCCCCCGATAAATCCAAAGTCTAGATTTTCTCCAGGGATAAACTGAAGCTCTTTTGACCCAGCTTGGTATTTTTCGCTAAACTGCATTTGCATAATTTGATCCATCATGGTGTCCATGCCCTCCCAAAATTTACTTGTCCATAAGTAAGAAGTCCTCCACCGCCTATAAGAGATTTTTTCTTAATACTAAAATCTCTTGGATTTATTGACCTCATTTCATTACGAAGTCTTTTTAATTTTGACGCTGTATCTGGCGGAACAGATAAATTGTATGCAATACATAATGATTCTGAGTTTTCAAACATTAAAAAATTCTGATAAAACAAATCAATAAAATCATCTAATTCTGTGGAAAATATTACATCCTGCAACCCCAAAAGACCTGTCACTTTTAATTCTTCTATTTGATTGCTTGGCTTAAAGTACAGATAAATATTCATTCCACCGTTTACACGTTCCCAATACCATTGAAAAGGAAGTGAGCTTATATTATCGGCTCTCGGCGTTCCTAAATATTTGTATCGTGGCGTGACAGTTATTGAATATCTAACACCCTGAATTGTAAAAGTTAAAATCTCAGCGGTAATAAGATTAGGAATAAAATAAACTTCCTGACCCTCTACAGGAGTAATATCTATGTGCCCGAAATACGGGAGCAATATGCCAGTTGCAGATTTCTCTGCAATCAGCATATTTAGCCAAAACAATCCCTCAGTACCTTCTGAATTGGTATCGTATTCTTCTAGGTCTTTAGAAACAATTCCTGAAAGATTAAGTGATCTTTGGACTAATACTCCCGCTTTCAATTTATTTCTCTAGGTCGCAAAGCTTGAATTAATAGGGAATAACAATCTCATTCCATATTCAGGCGTTAATTTACTACCCCAGATTGAATCGACAATAGAGCCAGTCAAGTTTTGTCCAAATGCCGAACCAGTCGTTAAACGAATGGCTGCGCCTGAATCTTTATCTGCGTGACTTGAAGTAATAAACGGTGCTTGATCAGGCAACTGAGGCATCGCCAAATAAAATGGCGAACCTGCATACATAACGCCAGCTCTATGACTTGGCATTAACAATATTTTCATGCCAGCCGCAATAGGAGCGTTTATATTCTGATTTTTACCGGGAGCGCTATACAGAGCAGGCGTAATATTTAAAGTTACGTTTCCACCAGCGCTAGTTGCGTCTGCCGTTACCTGAAACTGAACATCAACTTCAGAAACAACGTGACCCGTAAATGTTAAGTAATGTAAATCAGGCTGACCGCTTACGCCCTGAACGAAATAGCCAAGATCACCTTTCAAAGCAGCGCCAACATTATTTGTACTTGCGCCAGAAAATGTAATATTAGAAATTCCGCCATCTGCTGCTGTAACAAAGCTTGTTACAGTTAACGAGTCTTGGTTTATTCCCATAGTTCCAGAAATATGGATTGGCAATAAATTTGATCTGTTATAGTTAAATGTATCAAACACACCAATTTCCCATGAATTGAATCGTTTGTTATTGCTATCTAACGTAAATTTATTTTGTCCTGTGGCAATAATTGCTGATACAGACATATTAGGAATAAATGCCTCATAATCACCCTTTGAAGGGCAGCCATAATCTTTGAATTTAGATTCAGCAAATGCCAACTGAGAAAAAGAATTAATAGGATTAATAAGTTTAGAGGTAGAATCTACGCCAGCCGTATAAAATCTATAGGTATCATTAACGAATCTGTGAAGAATGCTGCTTTCAATTACAGTTCCAAGTTCAACCATCATTGATTCTTCAAATACTCTACGGTAATCGTTATTGTCAACATTAAACACCAACTGCTCAGAACTTACGGCAAAGTTACAGTTTGCGGCATTAAGATTTCCATAACTATCATAAGAACCACCATTCAATGGCGCTCCTGTATTGTCAAAACCACCTACTGTTAATGAATTGACCCTTTGTTCAACGGAATCAAATGAAGAAACAACAAGCCCAGGATTTGCGTAAGCACGAGGTGGAGAATCATAAGTAACTGTATTTCCTAACTGAGCTGTCATATCCTCAAAGTTTTGGAACTTTTTGTTTGCCTTGGCAATACCAGCAAACATATTAACGAGACGCGCGAGACCAGATTTTTGATACGTTTGTACCGCTTGTAAAATATTTGCACTAGTAGCCATTTCAGCCCCCAATAAATTAAGTTAATTTGTAGGGCAAAAAGACTTTCTAGCGCTTAATAGCTTCCACGGAAGTTTTCGGAACTAATATTGTCATCTGTCTTGCCCACACCAACATTTGAGGGATTGACTTGTGATAATGGCATCTTTGGTTTCGGTTGATTAGCGCTCATTTCGTTTACCTTGATTGAATCAGATAGCTTCTTCATTTCTGAATATGCTTCATCATTCATACCAAGTTTAGCCATTATGGTAATTTGCGCTATTTTTCCAGGGTTTTTAGCCATGTCATAGAGCATCTCACCAGAATTATCGAATTGATGCGCAAGCAACAAAACTTCAGGTGTCTTTTCGAAGTTTGAAAAACCAGGTCTTACAACTTTGTCATAATCTTCAAACTTAGCTTTCGCGGATGACGCCTTAGTATTTAACTCATTCAGTATGCGGGTTCCAGCTTCTTCACGCTGTTTCGCTTCCCAATTGGCTGTCTCTATTGCTCTTTGCTTTGAAAGCTCTTCGAGAGCTATTTGTCTAAGTCGAGAATCATTATCTGTAGGAGTAAAGTTTTGTGGTTGATTAGGTTGCATAGCATCATTAGGCTTCTGCGACATCAATTCTGCTTTCGCTTGTTGATATCCCTTCTCAAATCCTTTTTGCTTTGCTCCTCCAACCATTGCATTGATTTCATGTTGCTGCAAAACCTTTGTCTCTGGCTGAATATCTACAGAAGGTTGTTCTACTTCGGTATTTTGAACTTCGTTCACAAATATAGCTCCTCAAGATTATTAACCCCATCACGGTGAGCCGATTTAGACAGTCGTACTGTTCCATTTTTAGCCTGATGGATTCAGGTAGCCGACTTAGGCAGTCGTCGCCATAAACACATGTTATTATTTTTTTCTATATAAATCAAGAACTTAATAAATATTAAGTTAATTTTTTGTATATAAATCAATAGTTTATATTTTATTAATTATATTTTATGGAACCATTTGTGCTTGAGGTTCGGTCTGACCGGAAATTTGAGCCTCATTAGCGTTTGTTGGTACGATTGGGTTTGCATTGATCAGATTTGTTGCACTATCTACCATCTGTTTAGCTATCTGTGAATCAGCGGCTTTATTGGCGATACCCAATTTAATTCCGTGAACCATTCTTTCCGTCTCATCTTTCTCTGCCTGCATAGCAATGCGCGCTTTTGCATCTGATGTTTTAGACAAAGCTTCTATACGTTTTGTTATTGCATTTTGCTTGTCAATCTGAAGTTTTCCTTGTCCCACTGCTGATTCGCTAGCAATCTTTTGTTGCTGTAAATGTAATTTAACTAATTCTGGAGGAGGAGAAGGTGGTTGATGTTGTTGTTGAGTCTTTTGTTGTTCCATTTCTTTTATAGCTTCTTCAGCCATAGATTTAATTTGATCTGCCCCTTTAATTGTAAGGTTGTCAGCAATAATCGCTAAACCTTTTGGATTGTTTATCAATTGAGCCATACCTGGAAGTGCATTTGAAAGTTCTATAAGCATTTGAACAGAACGGGTTTGTTGAACTTCAAAATTTACGCCAGCACTTACCATAACCTTTAAGTCAGCCGAATTAAAATTCATGCGAGGGGATTTACCCTCTGGGTCATTAATTGTTGTGTGCTCTTTTTTGTCTTCATTTGTTAATATCGGAATGCTTCTAGGAGTAACAAAGTATTTTGGTATTAAGTCAAGAACAATCTCGGCAGACTGCTGTAATGCTGCCAAATAATTTACAACATACGGCATTGCTGCGGCATTTGATTGTGTTGCGCCTTCCACAATAGCCACGCCAGACAGTTGGTTTTTATTTATTCCTAATGCTGTATCATAAGACCCTAGAGACGATTGTATGGTTTGTTCTGCGCTCATGTAAGTATTCATTATTTCAGGAGGAAGAGGAACTTTAACAACCTCTTGAGGAGGATTATATTGCTGAGAACCATCGTCGCTATATTGTTTATATATATAATTGCTTGCGCTTTGAACGTTTTTATAGGCTTCCTCATATTGTTGAGGAATAGATTCCATAGCAACTTTCATTTTGTGCTGCGTAAGGTCTTCAATATGATTTGCTATTGTTTGACCTGCAAGATTTTTAAGGTTTTGAGCGCCTACGGCATTATGAACATAAGACCGAGTCAATTGTTCTATAGTGCTACCATCTCCATCTTTTCTGACTGTTATTGAATTACCATCTACAAAAACTAATGGTAAGCTACAAAAATCAGTTTCTACACACTCTAAAACCTGAGTGGAAATAATCTGATATCTATCTACGAAAGGGATATCAGTCCATCGTTTGTTTATAGGTTCTGGTGGTTGAGCTATATCATTGTTTTTAACATAGATATCAAGCATTTCCTCATATTCTTTCTTTGTTAAACATGTTCCCCCCGGAAGTTCATAAAGCATTACGCGCTTACTTTTCTTTTCATAATAATTGCATAACATTATTATGTTTTTCCGGTTATTTTTATATCCCCACTTAAACCCTCCTAACGAACCTTTATAACACCCATCCAAAACAATATCTTTATTATAAATTGCTCTGAATTGTTCCTCTGTAATAGGGATTATTTCAAAACAATATGATCCGTCACCTTTATGTGGTTTTTGAGCAGCGGGATCCCACCCGCATAACAAAGGATCAAAAACCCTATCTAAACAAATTTTTTGTTTAAAGCTTTTTGGATGTTCAAATTCAGTCCAAACCTTCATTGCACTAAATCCGCCGCTTAATTGGTCTTTATAAATCTCATTTGCTCTTAATGATGTAAGGATATGACGCATGTGACCTTGAACTGCATCTATTGTGACCTCAGGTGGAATAACGACCGTCGGTTCAGCATGAACAGATACGCCAGGAACTTGTTTTGAGAACTCTCCCATTAATCTACTGATAAACGCTTCTAACACGTTAAACTCAATTATTGGCCGATCAAGCTCTTCCAGTGCAGATTTTTGTCCATCATTGATTGTCGTATTAAAAACATAATTTCGCATTTTATTAAAGTAATCTCTATTTTTCTTGAAATATACATAAGAATCTGTAATATTTTTTTTGATTCTTTCCAGTTGATCTTGATGATTCTTTGATACATCTGCCATAAAATACCCCTTATCAATAACTGCGCGCTTTTCGCCTCATTTGTTGGATGCGAGATTGCGCGGCCTTAAATCTTTCTATTTGCTGATCTGTAATTACAGAAGTCTTTGAAAATCCAGAGATAACATTTCTAATCAATGCCATATCGACAGCATCGTATGCCGTATCAGCAATATCGTCATGTCGATGAGTGTTATTTGCAGTTATCTTTGCCATGTGCTCGATGCACATCTCAGAATGTCTGTCGCCTTTTGTAAAGCTTATTTGCTTGCGCGCAATGTATGATTGAATTGATATAAATCTATCTGTCTTAGAGCCTGAAGCCACAGTTCTGGGGATATCAATAACATTAATTCCCTGCAATTCGTTTATCTGTGAAATCAAAGTTACACCAGTTGATTTTTTCTCAATTCCGACAACTGAAGGTTTTTGTTTATGCCTCATACAGTCCGTGTAAAACTGCATAAAATTGGGAATTAAGTCTTTTGGCTCAATCCAAACCTGAACACAATCAAGCCAATGAAGTCCATATATATCCGTTTCCTCCCCGAATTGTTTTATTTTATAAACACCCCAAAAACTAAAGACAGTAGGGTCGTTATAAGTTTTAGATGTCTCTGACGTATCGGCAGTAATAAAAGTTGCCAATATTTCTGGCTCATCATCAAGAATTACAAAGTTTTCTTTCTTGAAAATACCGCCACCAGCGGGTAAAGGATTTTGCTGTATTTGTGAAGCAAAAGTATAAGAATTGAATTTTTCTTCAATCGTTAGCTTTGAGAGAGGATAAAGTTCTGGATGTATTGAATTTCCAGAATCATCACGTCCTTTAAGAATAACTTTCCTCCAATCATAGCCATCATTTCCCTCTATCAAATAATTTGCGATATCTTCTTCATGAACACGCTGCCCAATAAAGATTAAAGGTACATTCTCAGGATCACGAGGACGTAGTTTTATAGTCTCATTGTAGTTTCTAATCACGCTTTGACGGATTGACTCGCTATGAGCCTCATCTGGCTTGTGCATGTCATCCATTATTAAAGCTCCGCTAAACCGTTTAAGACGAGGCAATCCTGCATCTTGTCCTGTTACTGCGCCCCCTGAGCCGAAAGCTCGTACACGCCCACCGAAATTCGTTTTAAAGTTGTCTTTTGCTGATGATTCTCTGCTTATCTCAATTCCGAATAACTCTTTGTATTGGACTAAATCCATTATTCCTTTAATGTCAGCCGTATGAGTAGCAGCTAAATCATGGCTATACGAGATGTAAATAAACTGACAATCTGGATAATGAGCAAAACACCAACAAATAAAATACTTAATCATTGTACTTTTTGCAGTATTAGGAGGAAGATTGATAATTAGTCTATTAGTGATGAGTTTAAAACAAAGCGTTAATTCTTTTGCGACAGTAATGTAATGACATTCTCGAGAAATAGGATATGAAAGATCAAAATCTCTTCCATTTCGAAGCTTATAAAACACCCTAGTAAACAACAAGAGACTATTCAAAAGTTTTGACTTTAGATTATATTCTTCCGTCATTTCTGGACACATTTTAAAATGTCTTTATTTCGTTAATCTCTTTTTCTGAGTCTGATGCTATTTCGGTTGCCTCTTCAAGATTTGACGCTGAAACATTAACGTTTGATGTTACGGAAGCATAATCACCATTCATTTTATTTATTTCTGATACGACGCCTATAACGCCTTTTGCGTCCACGCAACCGTCTTTATCAGCTTTCCCATCCAAACACGCATCTGCCGTCTTTTTAAGAATCTCAAGACGCCAATCTAGTCCAACTTGTGCTTTCGCTATTGCTTCTTTCATTCTTACCCCTAAGTACTTTTGTATGGCTGGCTTTGTAAGGTTTTCCTTTGCTATTTCTCTTGCTGAATGTTTGCTATACCCAGCCTCAACGGCAGCCGCCGATCCGTTGTAATCTTTCAAATAACGTTCACAAAATATCCTTTGTTTAAACGTAAGATCGAATCCATCAGTAGGAAGTGTCATTTTCTACACCTGTTTTTTTTGATTTCTTTGATTTGTTTATATCACTTACGTAAGCATTAATTTCACCCACCAATTTATCAGATGATTCTAAAAAAACATCTCCCATCTCTGAACTATTTAACTCATCAATAGTTGTTGACAATGAAGAAGATTCACCGGTAATTTTTTCTTGAGTAACTGGATTGACATATACTTTGTTTTCAATTACGCCATTACCACGGCAATTCTGACACTCAATTGCTAGGGCTTTTTGGTGCATTTCAAATGCAGAAATAGGCTTAATTTTACCTAACCCCCGACATGTAGAGCATTGAATAGGAAAGTTAACAAATGGCATAATTAAAACCTAAGTGATTGATTTATATGAAAAAAAAAATAATTCATATACTTTATATCAATAAAATAGGCATTCAGTCAATAAAAACGGACATTTTAAGGTAAATAAACGAAAAAACCCCCAATGAAGGGGGTTTATTTGATCAAAAAGAATAATTATTTCTTTTTGTGCTTGGCCTTTTTTACAGCTTCTTTCATGTGATGATGGGCTAATTTCATGTGATGAGCAGGGGAATGCTCTTTATGTTCTTCTTTATGAGATTCTTTTTTATGTTCAGCTTTGTGTTTCATGTTAATTTCTCCGATAAATTTAATAAATCGCCCAACAAAATACATGGGGCATTAACAATATCTCTTGCAAAAGCCACAGAAATATTTTCGCTTGACTCGTTTTCTTCAAAATCTCTTACAAAAGAGATGTTAACCGAATCTCCTTCCTCTTCGTTTAATCCTTCCGGTGTTTTTGACAAAATTACTCGCATGTACAATTGTTTCATTTATTTTTACCTTTTCCTAAAACTTTATTTGCTTTTGCATCAATACGTTTTTCTTGAGATTTTGTTAATTTTCCTTTTTTAACCATTTGAGTAGCGCGAGCCTTAGCATTAGCCGCATGAGATTTATCAGGCATAGGATATTTTCTCTCAGACGGTAAACCGAAAGTAGATTTTTTCAATTTATTTCTTGTTGAAGTTTTTAATTTAGCCATTTAAATATTACTCACATTGTGAAAATAAATTACCAATTAAAGAACTATGCCAAAAAAATTTACTTAATGCAATTTATTTTTATTACTTTAAAATAATTTAAGAAAAAATTTCATTAAAGACTTTCTAAAATATTAATATAATCTGCGTTAGATATATTTTTGCTCTCAAACAAAATATCTACCGCTGCCTCACTAACATGAGGTATTTTTGCATAACCCAAAATTGTTAATGAATTATGTGAAAACTTGTTTATTTTTTCACTTAACATTTTGACTTGATCTTTATTTAAAACTTCATTTTCCAGCGGGCTAAAAAATGCTCTTAATTTTTCAACTTGATTTAAAGATATATTCAGCATGTCAACATCTCCTTTCACTATCGTTTAACAACTCAGTAAAGAGATAATAAACGTTATTAGTAACGTTGTCAACACTTATTTAAAATTATTTTTAACAAATTCTGATTGAAAAGCCATTCCTGCTAAAAATAAACATATTCCTGAAAGAAGAACAGAAAAAAAATTAAACCACGGATGAACATTTAATGAAAATACAGAATAAAGAGAGAAAATAAACATAGCTAATGTAAGAAAATATTTTTGCACTTTATCTCTCCATATAATCAACATAAAATCTATTTGTTTGAAGATCATATTCGCATTTATAGGCAGCCCACACATATCCAGGGATTGGGTCACCCAAAGAAACATATAATTCTGCATCATCAGGAACTTGAGATAATACAAAACGCAATTGTCGTACATTCATAACAAAATCCTTACTCACAAATTTTAATGGCAAATTCTGTAATTTCTTTTCTTTTCGATTCGGGAATCCAATGAGCAAAAAAGAAAAACCCCTTTTCGATCATTTTTTTCCTAAATAAAGCTTGACGTTTATTTGATTGTTTTCTTTTTTCCGATATTTTTAAACTCATAAAATTCCTATGATCTTTCTGTAAATTCATAAAATTCCATAACAATTCCTAAATTCCACAAGATTTTTGTTTTTCAGCAAGAGAACATTTGGATACTCTTTCAGAATGACGATCTATGATATCTATCATCATTTTTGTAGTGTAATTAAACATATATATTTGTGCAATAGTCAAATTTGGAATCATGTGGATAAATTGATTATGAAAAGCCTTTAAGGCAATTATGCAATTATCATTATATGTTTTATTGTTTGTTGGTTTATACATATTATTGAAATTATTAAATATCCATTGTTTAGCCATAATCTTTGCCATTGGCTTAATTCTGTTTATCTCTTTGATCTCTTCTTCATTCATTTTTAAACCTCTTTCAATTTAAATTTAAAGAATCAGACGAATTATAATTTTCAATTACCATTTTTCCGGTAACCAAATTAATCAAATGGTCTTTTTCCCGAATATGATCTTCTATAACAGGCTTAAAGAATCTATCACGCATAAATAACCCTCCGATTCCAAAAACTGTACTAGCAGCTCCAACGCCTGCCGCAATCCCGATTAAAAAGTGTTGAGAGGATATATAATCAAGAGCACAAAGAGTAAATCCTACGCTCAACGTACCTACGGATAATATCGCCATCCCAAAAACACCCATCTTTAAAAGCGTATTCGCTTCATTCGATTTTTCAACCATTCTTCTATCTCCTAAATTTGTAAGGAACGCAGTAAAACCATGATAAACGTTATTAGTAACGTTGTCAACACTTATTTTAATAATCCATTAACTTTTAAAATAACATCTTTATTGTAATCGCTAAAAATAACCGTAACATCCATTATCGGATCAGAACTACCATTGTTATATTCTATTGTTATAGAATATTCTCCGCATTCTGGATATTTTTTAAGTTTTTCCACAAGTTCATTAACAGTAATAAATTTTTTCATATTCATTTCCTCACCACAATTTTTCCATCGAGCGGAATGGCTTCTTGATAAAATATACGAGAAGCAGGGGAAACGCTTGCAAGCAATTCGCTATAATCGGATGTTTTGACATGAACTTTTGTTACATTGCACTTTAAAATAGCCTTGCATTCCTTTAAAACATCTTTCCCACGTTTAGATAACTTAAACGCATTTATTGGTGTAAATTCCCTCACTTAATATTTCCTCTTTCAAATAATTTAACTGCTATTTCAAAACATTCATCAATAGTTCTAAAAGCTCTATAACTTCATTCATTGCATGACTTTAATTCTTTGCTATCACCTAAAAATGTTTTTCGTGTTTTTTCTTGAAAACATTTTAAATCAGACATTATTTATCCTTTTAAAAATTGCAATCATCGAAGGAAAAGGAGCATTAAATTTTGCCCCGCTAAATTTTAATCTACCCTTAATAAATCTTATTTCAACATTAGGCTGCTTGTAAATAAATTCATGGAACCATTTTGTATCGGTTCTGGATGGCACTAAAAACACAGCATTAATATTATGTTTTTTTCTAAACTCTAAAAACTTTTTAATGTTAGAATAGGGAGGATTGCACCAATAAAAACAATTTTCATGACCTAGGAGACGCCATCCGGCAAGCACTTCTATTGCAAATACTCCTATTCGACATTTTTTATTTTCTGGTGTGCACGCCAAATCAACAGAAAAATTAAACTCATTATTCAACTTATCAAAAAAATCTTGGGGGGTTTCCCATTCATCCGAATTGGAAGAAAACAAAGTTTTTTGACCTATCATAAAATTATCCCCATTGATCAGCCATTGCATCAGCAATTCCCTGATATGTCCTACTTCTATTTTTCCATCTGTCCGGAGATGGAGGCATTTTATGCACTTTTGCCTCTCTCCCTTCAACTATATTTGTGGGGGTTAATTTTAGCAAACCCTTCAACCACAAACAAGTTGACTTTGTTTCTCCATGTCCAAACATCCAAGGCTGTATTATCTGATCCGGCTTTCTTATTTTTGTTGAAATTATTGATATAGGGTTTTCAATGCAAATCTTTTCTACAGGAACATTCATTAGATATTTTACAAAATTTAATGCCAATTCTTGCTCGTGAATTTTATCTTTAAACCACCTTGCACCAGATACCGAAAGATGAGTACAGGGAGGATGAGCAATCATTAAGTTAAACTCTTCCTTGTATAAATCAAACAAATTTTCAACATATCCTTTGTAATGCTTTCCTTTGATCTCAGAACTAATAAGATCGCAAGAATATGCGTTATGCCCTTTTCTTTTAAAAGCTTCTCTTACTATTCCACTAAACTCACATGCTATTAATACGTTCATAACATCCCCAAATAGTCTTTAATAGCCTGAATGCCTTCTTCTACGCTTCGAAAAATCACCGAAGGATAACCAACATCTTTCATCAACGACATCCAATTTTTCTGTTCAGTTGAAACTTTTCCTTTTTTTGTTTTTGCTTCTAACCACAATCCGCAACTTAAATAAAAATCAACCATGTATCCATGCCTCATTATGGGAATAGCAAGAAACAAATCAGTAACACCCTTTTTTACACCCTCTTTTTTCAACCTGACTGCTTCTGCAATATTTCTGCTTCCACCATTAGGTATAGCAAAAAGAAAATCACCTATATTTTTATTATTAGGATTACTAAAATGTCTACATTTGCAAGAGGTAACGTTAGCCCACTCCACAATCGCGCATTGAATCTGTGATTCTGTTGGGTCAATTCTTCTAATCATTTATTTTCTCTACATTCTTTACATCCTTCACAAGATTTAAAAATTACTCTACATTCTTTACAAGATTTAAAAACTACTTTACCCGTAGGAGTTTGTCTAAAATTAGAAGTATGTTTTACAGTAAGACATTTTTCACACTTTTTATAAAGACCAGAAGAATTACCAATAAACATGTGATCTTTAATTTCTTTCATTTTCTCTATTTCCTTTTTCTTTCAAAAAGCAATCATTACAAAGTTTGTGATGCGCATTAAATCTCTTGAATCTTGAGATGTGTTTTATGGTTTCACAACATCGACAAAGACGATCAAAAGTACCGTGCAATTTTCTCAATAATTCAATTTCTTTCATATATTATCCCAAATCACCTAAATTTAGGCTAAAAAACATCGACTTATGGGGGGTAGATTCGACGATATAACACCCCCCCACTATACCACTATCTCTTAATCCTGAAAATCTCGTAGTGAGCCTCACAGATGGTTTTTCTGCCAGACCAAAAAATCGCCTCAAATTCTCTCCAGGATTTTCGAGATTCTTCGCTACGCAAAAAGCCGTCTCCATCGGGATTTCCCCAAGACAAAAATCCAGACTGCAAACATCCCGGCGCTGAGCCGTCTCTTTTTTCAAATTCACATCTCGTCGAATCAGAAAAATTATTTTTATTTTTTCTCCAACCGCATTCGCATTTTATCGAACTTGCAGATATTTTTTCGTTGCATTCTGGACATTGAATATTTTTAGCGTACATTTTTCACCTCATCAGGAATTATGACCAACTCTCCAAGATATTGCTCAAACTTGGTTGCGTTGAAAAGTGTTGCTGGTCTTAAATACTTAGACATGACTTCGTCGTCTTTCCACTCTCGAGTTTTTTTAGCGATTATTTGTTTGCACTTCCCGACCGGCGCGCCAGACGAAAGTCTTGCCATGACCATTTTCAAATTCACGTCCGACTCGAGACGAAATTTTTTCCCGGTTTTGAAATTGAGAAATTCAAGAACCTCCCGAGCTTGATTTTTAAGTTCACGATTTCGGATGGTTTTTGTGTCTGGTTCAGATTTTGGAAAAAAAGATGTGTCGTCGGGCTTGCCCGACATAATGTTTATCTCTTCTCTTCTCTTCTCTTCTCTTCTCTTCTCTTCTGGCATTGCACTCGCATTGCGTTCGCATTGCGTTCGCATTGCGTTCGCATATTTTTCATTAGTTGAGTTTTCACGTTCTTTTGACCATCTTGACAGCGCCGCATCCCGCGATTTTAATGACTTTTCTGCGATTCTATTGAAGTCTTCCTCTATCCTTTTGTGATACCATTTACCCCCCTCAATTGAAAAAAAGTTTTTAAGCATTGGTTTCAACCTCAACCATTTTTGAACAGAAGTGCGACAAAACCGAGCCAAAACTTGATCATTATCAACCAAACTTTTGCCAGTTTGATAATAATTCATGATTAAAAGTAAATATGCACCATGCTCAATAGTGGTCAATCCTTGGGTGTCTGCCATGTAATCCGCAATGTAAAATTGCATATAAGGAATAGCGGCCATTAAGGCATACTCTTATTATTTATTTTTGACTTCTTTCTGAGATTTATTCTTCCCCTGTCCACATAAATTTCCTTACATATTTCATTAAGGATTTTAGATGCTTCTTTTATTCTATCTTCAGTAGTTGATTCTTTTTTACTGATAAAACTAGAAAAAACATCTGGCCTAAGGTCTTGCCTTTTAATCTCTCCTTTCGTTATATTTTCTATTTCTATACATCTTTCTGCCGGGATTCCTTTTGTTAAAACATGAATCCATGAGCTAACAACTGCATGAGAAACCCCTATAAGCTTTGAAAAAGCCGTTATTCCGCCAGCTTCTATAATCGCTGAAACTAAAGGTTTTTTTGATTCAGGAAAATCATTAACACTTAAATTCGACATCTCTTACCTCTCTATATCTCTTGCATTAATAGGGTTTTTAACAAAATCAATTATATTGCATTTATGCAATTTATACAATATTAGTTTACATTTATAAAATAATAATTTGCATAAACAATACTGATGGCGTATATTTAAATTACGCCAAATGCTTACAAGAACATAGGTCAAATGCTTACAAACTAATAGTTACGTATTTTATCATTATAAATACAATTATTTTTTTATTTAAACAATCGGAGAAAAATTATGAAAGATAAAGTCTTATGTAGTGAACAATTTAAATTTCCAGGACAAAAAATAAAAATGCTTAGACAGAGGTTAGGATATAATCAAAGAGAGCTTGCTTATAAAGCAAATATGTCGCCGTCTGCTTTAAATAGAATAGAAAGCGGACATAGTATACAGCCTCGTAAGATTGTAAGCATTGCAGATATTCTGGGATGCCATCCGAGAGAGTTAGACTTCTCCCCTCCCTCATCTGAAGACAATGTAAAAACTAATATAAACTTAATGAAAAAGATGTTCCCTAACTGGAAAGATATTGTGAGAGAAGCCTCAAAAGAAATAAACAAAGTGTAATTTTTTAAATTAAAAATAGATAAAAAATAATGATTACAAAATATTTTTGTTTTTTTACAAAAAGATGTTGACAAATATAAATTTGCATATTATCATTCTTTCATGGGATGAAAAAACAAATATATAACAACTGTAATTATTAAATAATATACAAATAAAATCCCATATTATTTTAATATGATTTTTATATTAAACTTAACTTTATAGGACAAAACATGCTTCTAGAGATAAATTGTTATTCCTCAAATAATGAAATATTTATGGCTCATCTTATTCATGAAGATAAAGAAAATATTAATTTTAATTGCGGAATATGTATGTATGGGAAAATAAAAATTAATAAAAAATACAAAATAATTGAGAATTCGCAATGTGATAATTGTAACAGCAGGATTCAAATTGTAAAAAATAGCAAGTGTGATATCACATCATAAGTAACCTACCGCCAGTTAGGGGCTATGAAACCGGTTCTTTATAAATTAACTTACGTTCAAAGGAAACTATATGTTAGACAAAATTGCAGTTTTATCATTTTTGGATTCAGCAAAAAAAGAAACTATATTTGTAGCCCATCAAAATCTTGGAAAATCTGATTTATCAGAAAAATTGATAGGTTCAATAAATAATGGTGATTTTGATTACAATCCTACAAATACTGAAATTGAAGGGGTAGCGTCAAATGATGATATCAAAATCAAAGAAGCCTAAATTTATGTTGTTTCAGTGTTTATGTAGCACTATTTCTTTTAATTTAAAGAAAGACACCGAAATTCCTTTGTGCGTTTTTTGTTCAAAATGTTGCAAAAATGCAACATTAATAAAATCAATTTAGTTTTAATGATTAATTAATGAGATACATATCAGAATTGGAAGTAAAAAATATCATT